AAAAACAGTTGATGCAGCAGGTGATGGTACAACTACCTCAACTGTATTAGCTCGTGCTATTGCTTCTAGAGCAATTGAAGCAACGTCTTATTCCTCAACTAATGCTACTCAAGTAAAGCGTGGTATTGAAGAAGCTGTTAAAACAGTAGTTGCTGAATTAAAGAAAATGTCTGTAGACATTACTGATGAAAAGCAAATTAAACAAATTGCTACATTATCAGCTAATGGAGATGAGGAAATTGGAAATCTAGTTGCTACTGCAATTGATAAAGTAGGAAGAGATGGAATTGTAACAGTTGAAGAATCTAGATCAGGTGAAACTGAACTTGAAGTAGTAGAAGGTATGCAATTTGATCGTGGTTACAAATCACCTTATATGGTGACTGATAACAACACAATGCAATCAATTTTAAATGATGCCTTTGTATTGTTGTATGATGGTCGTTTAAGTGCAATTAAGGATTTACTCCCAGTACTTGAGCGTGTATCATCTGATAATAAAGCATTATTGATTGTAGCTGAAGATATTGATGGTGAAGCACTATCTACTCTTATTGTAAATAAAATGAGAGGTATCTTGAAAGTAGCTGCTGTTAAAGCACCTGACTTTGGCGATCGCAGAACATTAATTTTAGAAGATATTGCAATCGTAACTGGTGGTACTGTAATTTCACCTCAGAAAGGTATGAAATTAGAACGCTTCAATATGGAGTGGTTAGGTAAAGCTAGAACAGTTACTGTAGGTAAAGACACTACTACTATCGTTGATGGTAAAGGTAGTGAAGATAAGATTAATGAGCGTATTGTAGAATTAAAAACACAAATCGAAGCTGCTAATTCACCATATGAAGTAGAACGTTTACAAGATCGTTTAGCTAAGATTGTTGGTGGTGTAGCTATTATCAATGTAGGTGGTGGTACTGAAATCGAGATGAAAGAGAAAAAGGACCGTATTGATGATGCTTTACAAGCAACAAAAGCAGCTCTTGAAGAAGGTATCTTACCTGGTGCTGGTATTGCTCTATTACATGCTAGAAAAGTACTTGATGTAAACGGTAAAGATAATAAGAGCAAAGGTACTGAAATTATATTCCAAGCATGCTCTTCTCCATTTAAACAAATATTAAATAATGCAGGTGAAGATGCTAATGACTGGTGGAATAAAATTTATGCTCAAGATGGAAATACAATAGTACCAGATTTAGCAAATAATACTACAGTTGATGCTTATGAATCAGGTATCATTGATCCAACTAAAGTGGTACGTTGCGCACTCGAAAATGCAGCACACGCAGCAGTTACGTTATTAATGACTGAATGTGTAATCCACGACAAACCATCAGATAAGAAGAAAGACGCTGAATTTGATATGTCGGGATTAGGTATGTAGATTTAACCTATGAAAAAGCTATACTTGGATGATATTCGCATCCCTCAAACTGAGGGATGGGATATCGTTCGCAATTACGATGATTTTGTGTATTGGATTAAACTACATGGTGTACCTGATGAAGTATCATTTGACCACGATTTAGGAGAAGACGTTGCTAAAGAAAAAGTAGCTAACGGAATGTCTAAACGCAAAGCAAGAGAGGAAAAGAAATATACTAAAAGTGGATATGACGCTGCTAAATGGCTAGGACACCACTGTATTGAAAATAACATTCCATTTCCAAAATGGAATTGTCATTCTGCAAATCCTATTGGAAAGGCAAATATAGAAGCGTATATTTCAAATGTAATTAAACATCAAAATCAGTTATGAAACAACATTCACTTTGGATCGAGAAATACAGGTCAGAAAATTTAGAACAATACATAGGCAACGATGCGATTAAAGACCGTATCGCTACCTGTATTGCTTCAAACGATATCCCCCATTTTATATTTAGTGGTACTGCAGGTACTGGTAAAACAACATTAGCAAAACTTATAGTTAAAAACATTAAATGTGATTATCTATATTTGAATGCTAGTGATGAAAATGGTATTGATGTAATTAGAGATAAAGTAAAAGGATTTGCATCCACATCAACATTCCAACCGCTTAAGGTTGTCATTCTAGATGAGGCTGATTTCCTAACTCAGCCCGCACAAGCAGCGCTTCGTAACCTAATTGAAGAGTATTCAATCACAACTCGATTTGTACTTACTTGTAATTACATTGAACGTTTGATTGAGCCTCTTCAATCACGCTGTGAAATTCATGTTTTAAAGCCACCAACTAAAGGTGCTGTTGCAAAACACATTTGCACTAACATTCTTGATGTTGAAGGTGTTAAATATGAATTATCAGATGTAGCATTATTGGTTAAAGAATTCTATCCTGATGTTCGTTCTATTATTAAAAACCTACAAGCAGGTGTTAAAGATAATGAATACAAATGGATTGCTCTTAATACTGATTGGCTTGCTGCTATAGTTGAGGTATTAAAGAGTAGAAGCAAAGATGCTTGGTATAAAATTAGACAAATAGTAGCTGATGCTCAAGTAGATGATTTCCAAGCAGCATATAAATACCTATTTGATAACCTAGATAAATTCAGCTATGGACACGATGCTGAATTGTCGATTGTATTAGATGAACACATCTGGAGAGCAGGTGTAGTACCTGATAAAGAAATTAATTTTGCTGCATCAATAGCAAAAATATTAGAAACAACTAAAAAACAAGTAATATGAGTCAATTCGCTCAACAACCACCCCAAGTAAATATATCAGCCACTCTTCCTGTAATATGTGAAGAATGTGGTAACGAAACATTCAAAGAAGTAATGTACATGCGTAAAGAATCTCGTTTAGCATCAGGATTACCAATGGATAGAATGGTACCTGTTCAGTTAATTGCCTGTGAAAAATGTGGTGCATTAGCTGAAGATTTCATCCCAGCACCACTAAAACAATTCTATGGTAAATCTGCTCAACAAGATATTTAATCGATATAAAATGAAAACAAAAGAACTACAATCAGAAAATGAAGCATTAAAAGCTCAAGTAATGGGTTTAGCTGAAACCTTAAGAGCATCTGATGATAAAATAAAATTTCTAGAAAACGAACTTCAAGGTTTATTTAAACGATACCAAGATCTAAAGGCAGAATTAGATCATTATATTTCGTTAAGTAATACAAATACTAAAAACCAAAACGATTCAAGATACTACTAATGAATATATTTGATCATATTAAAAATATCACAACTAATAAAGGCGCTTATTTAGGCGACGAAGGATGGAATAACTGGATGATTAATCGTTATCTTAGTATGGACCCTGATTACTGTGAGGTAGTTAATTATGTTCAGAAGAATACTTGGCAAATGAAAGGTGAGTACCTATACAATCTGTATAAGGATCTTATACCTAAGCAATATAAATTCCTTAAATATATTAAAGCTAAAAATAAAAAGGAATATAAGGTTGACCAAGTAGAGGCAGTTGCTGCTTATTATGAAATTAGTAAAAAGGAAGCTAAAGAATATATTGATATGCTACCTAAAGATGAATTAGAAAACATAATAAACCAAATTACAGGATAATGGGATACATTTCAGATTCAAAATCATATAGAGAATTCGAGAAATATATGGAGGAGAAAAAACAACATAAATTAGACTCAGTAGTTACATCTGTTATAGATCAATTTATTACTCGTGCTACTAAAGGTAAAGCAAAGTATGGTGTTGATTTAGATCGTACTGATCTAACATTACTAGAGTGGATTGAGCACGCTAAACAAGAACATATGGATGCTATCCTGTACTTAGAAAAAATTAAACAAGTAACACAACTTAATGAGCTCCAAGAAAAAGTTATCTGAGATAGAGCTCAGAATAAAAAATTATCAGAAGCCTGAGATTAACCATGCCTTCCAAAGAAGCGTGTCTTATTCTCAGTTTTCTATGTGGGCGTCGTGTCCTCATAAGTGGTATCTTACTTATGTAGAAAATAAACAACCATACCAAGCTAGCATACACACTGTATTCGGAACAGCATTTCACGAAACAATACAAGACTATATTACAGTAATGTATAATGAGAGTGGAGCTGCAGCTGATAGAATGGATCTAATTAACTTATTCCAATCTAAATTTGCAGAGGTATATGCTAAAGAATATAAGGCAGCAGGTGCACATTTTACCAATGCTGAGGAAATGGGTGAATTCTTCGATGATGCCGTAGCAATATTAAATTTCATTAAGAAAAACCGTAATAAACTATTTACTATACGTAAAATGCGCTTACTAGGTATAGAGATACCTCTATTACTGAATGTAGCTAATAATGTTTATTTAAAAGGTTTCATTGACTTCGTACTATACGATGAAGATTTAGATAAAATTTATATATATGATATCAAAACATCAACACGAGGATGGAGCGATAGAGAAAAGAAAGATGATAGTAAAATTGCTCAAATCTTACTATACAAGGAGTACTTTTCAAAACAATTTGGGACGGATATTGAAAAAATTGAAGTCGAATTCTTCATCGTTAAACGAAAAATCTGGGAACAATCCGAATACCCTATCCCAAGAGTCCAATCATTCAAACCAGCAAGTGGAAAAAATAAGCGTAAACAAGCAGTAGAAAACTTTCAATCATTTATTAAAGATTGCTTTGATGAAGTTGGTAAACCTCAGTTAAAGTCGTACCTTAAAAATGTAGGTGAAAGCTCATGCAAATGGTGCCCTTATAAAGACTCACCAGAACTTTGCGATAAAATTGCGTCCTCTATATAAGCGTATATATTTATATCAAAATAT